ATCGGCATAGGGAACGTAAGCAACAAGTAACTTACCATAATCAAATGGTGTACCAGATACGGATATCCGGACATGTAAATCACCTCGAAGGTATGCATAATGCGTAGTTTAGAACGAACTGCCGGATTATTGGTAAACAACTCCCATGGATCAAGAGTCAAGGAAACTGTAGAGCCTAGTGTTAACCAACTAGAGTAAATTTCAACTGGTCTTGCAAGAAAAGAAGCCATATTAAGTGTATTGAGCTGCCCAGAATTAACAGCGTGCTCAACACCAACACTGATAACGTGAGTTTCTTGTCCGCCCATATCAGTGAGATTCCCGTCTTTGGTTGTGTTCGACGCGGCACCCGAAGACCCTAATTTGGGCATGGAAGACTCGGTGAAAATACGTCGGCGTTGTGAGTTGCGTTCTAAGAAAGAAAGGGTTGCAATTAGGCTATCGCGCTCTCTCATTAGTTTGACATATGTGTTTATAACCTCATTCTGGCGAATTCCAAACCGCGTGATCCGGTGATGCCGAATGACCCACATGCCAAGCGAAGTAACCGACATGGGTATTTGGGCTAATTTGTTTTCAACTTCTTCTAACTGAGAGGTAAGTTCATTTTTTATAAGTAATAATTCTTGAGTGCAACTGAAAACTTTGTATCCCCGCTTGTCGCAAAGCAGGGAAAGACTTATATGCTTACCCTTATAAGTGAAAGGGGGAATAGGAATTACCATATCAAGTAGTTTTATGCCTTGCTCAGGGCGGTTGTAACCTAGGAAAAAATCGCTTCAATGATGTAATCATATGTTGGCAGATCTTCATCTTCGGTGAATCCATAATGTTCATGTAGGGCATTACGGAGTATAAAAAATTGACGAGCATGCTCATCAGATTGTACATGTAAAGCCAGCTCCCATAGATAACTGTGAACTGAGGCAATAACTTGATCACGCTCAGCAACAATTTGAGAAGGTATAGTCCAAACTAGCATTTTATATAATGATTTTTTATCAATCGGGGCAACCCAACGATCCAAGTCGTCTCTAAATACTAGAGTACGTTTTAAAAAAGATACTTCGTCTATAGACATGAAATCATTTCGTTCATCATTACTTTTACAGGCAGATGTAAAACCTATGCCGTATATATCTCTACAATACTGGGTGTATGTTTGTGTATTAAAAAACGACGAAACGTCATCAGAAACCGATATAAGCACATCATCACCATATATTATATCACCAATATGTTCCATGAAATCCATTGTGGACAGGATAGGATGATCGAACCAAAAATACATCAAAAGAACTCGTCCTATGAATGTATTATCCTCAGCAGTACCATCTTTCCCTGAAGGCTGTAAACCATGGGCTACAAATAAATCATTAAGCAATTTAATTGCAGGATGAAGCATTACTGAAAGACTTCCTCTCAAGAGCTCCAAAGCCGGAGGATTGTATCCTAAAGCAGCACATACATTATATAGAATTGAAGCACACACCCATTTTATATCATAAGGAATATTTTGATCGAAACCAGAATAATCTCCTTCAATAATTTTCTTGAATCGCAATGCTTTAACTATACGTTCTGCGCCTGAATGCATGTCCACGCCAATAGCTGAGCCAAATAGATCACCGTGATTGACCATTGTTGAATAGAAAGGTTTCATCGCCATCTTGGATACTAAAAGGTGATCTAAAGGGGAAGCATAGAAGATTCTAGTACTTCCAGAGGCGACCTTATCGAGAGGACGAGGCTCATCCTTAAGTGACCCATTAAAAATAGCCATCTCAGGTTCATCGGACATATATGATTCTACTAGTTCTTTCAGCCTAGTCATTAATTCCTCATCAGGAGTAAAAGCGACCTGATGGGTATCTGCATCAACTTCAGAAAAATACTTATTCTTTTTCCCGGGAAAACCATGCCCACCGGCAGTAGACATATTAACTCGACGATAATACGGATTCTCTTCAACACCATTAACAACATCTATCATAGGCAAAGGTGCCAATCTAACATTTCGATTAGATAACTCAGTAATAAGATATTTACTGTAGTAATCAACGACCTTATGCATGACATCACGTTTAAGGGTTTTAGGCGCCTTATTGAACTTACGAATAGCATTGTTATATGGAGAGCGATAAGAATCGCCTTTACCTTGTGCTTTCATAAGAGGCTTACCAAAAGGCTCGTACTCGACACCGGTTAATTCATGTGCAACTTCTTTTAACTTTGTCTTTTTAAGACAGCTTCTACTGTTCGCCATCACATTTCCTGGTAGCCTACCATAATAGTCAAGAGGTCCTGTATTCTCATATCTAAAAACACTCTTGGGCAAAGGGGCTTCAAGACTTTCAGATTTTACAACTAACGGTTTAATAGGCACTAAGTTATCATTGTAAGAATCGATAGCAAGTTTTATATCTTTACCAGTAACATCTATAGCGCATCCCATCTCACCTAGACCTCCTGCATGTATACCCAAAATAACCGACGAAGAATTAATTTGAGCAATAAGTGGCTTACCACAAGATCCATATCTAGATACAGGACAATGGTATTGCCATGTACGATCTACACCATACAAACGGTAGGGGCGTGCAGGCGTCTCGAACTCAGAATATTCTGCCTTAGAAACAGCATATGTATCCACACCATCAAAATGTGCTTTGAATTTCTTTCCATCAACAGTGTTAATAAAATGATGTAATATATTACGAAAATTCATGCCTGAACATCTAAATAGTACTAAATCTGTAGATACTTTGTGAAATTCAGATTGTGGGAGGACGTAGCGTCGAATAGTCGAAGGGTTAGTAAAATCATTGTTGCTACTAATTAGTAACTCAACAGTATCACTATTGGGAATAGAATGCAAATTGAGCATCATGAAATTACCCGAAATACCTAATCCATGAGTAGTAACCTGGCCTACATCAGTGGTGACGCGGATTGTTTTAATATTCTTAGACAGAGCATTATATAAATCAGCAGGATCACCAAAATGACTCCCTAATTCAGGATTTGACCATATTGTTGTCCAAATCTTAGATCCTTTAACTGGTATTGATTTGTCCGGATGAGTGGCCCCGACAAGATTTTCTTCAGCTCTTATCATTTCATAATTTTCAGAATTAACCTTATGCGTTGGGTCCGTATATATTACTTTCTTTACTCTATCGTAAATTTCTCTACCAGCAAGGCCAACTGCAGTACCTATAGTCGCTGCAGCAGCTAACTTAATAGCTAAGTAAAGTGGTTTACGTGCTCTCTCTAGGCTAGTAGACAGCTGGCGAGAGTAAACATTACTAAATTTCTCCAATGTAGAGATACACTGTAAAGCAAATAAGTTTACTTTTCCCAAACGTTTTAGGACAATTCCAAAACAGGCCACAGGCAGCATGAAGAAAAAATATGAAGTAAAACTCCACAGGCCCAAACTGACTAGATATAGACCAAAAACAAACATACTAATAACTGAACTATATGTGTTGTTCAAAAAGCATTTAAACAGCCATATCAAAACCGATATTAAAACAAGTTGTATATTTCTGCTTGCTTCGACAGCCTTCAATTTCAATTTTTCAACAGTAAGTTCTGTACGCGTTGGAAGAATGATATCAATAAAATCATCTTTTGTCATCACAGACTCAGTTTGGAGTTTTTTGTCCTTTTCCTGAAATTTCTCCATATTACGTGCGTTAATTCTATCTTGGCACTGTTTACAAGAATGGGTGGGATTTCCATGTCTTTTACAAAGAATAGTCGGAAT